GTATTATAATTTTGAGGGTCTGTCATATAACAGAATAAAAAGTTGGGATATATGTCAAGTATAAGTCTTGAGTTACTCTGAATATATTTACTAAAACTGCTAAGCTGTAGATTCGCAGTTGAAAAATACCAGTCTCGCTGAAATGTGGATGCTGTAACTGGACCATTCGTTCCTTTGTATGTAATCGATGAGACAGATACATTTGATACATTCAGACCGCCATTTACACTGCTAATTGAAACATTCGCGTTAGTAATTGTTACATACCCAGCGGTATCTATACTTATATTTGTAAGAAGTTTCGCAACCGTGCTCTGAAGAGAAAGACTTGAAATATATCCAGCATTTCCAAGCCCAGCAACCGTGCTGGTTTGAATCTTACTTATACCAACAAATGTACTTTGAATAGAAGGTGTTGATACATAGCCTAGTGTTCCAAGACCCATTAGAGTACTCTGTAAAGAGGGGGTTGATACATAGCCTAGTGTTCCAAGACCCATTAGACTACTCTGTAAAGAAGGAGTTGATACATATCCGAATGTTCCAAGACCTATATTTGTACTTGTTACAGTGCTTGTAAGTAGCGCATCTACTGTATTTGTAGCAAGAGTTAGGAATCCGCTTGTGCTTATATATCCGGCTGAGCCAAGTCCATCAACTGTGCTTCTAAGTTGTGTCGAACTTACATATCGTAGAGTGCCGAGGCCATTTACTGTTGAATTTAAATTAGTTACTGATATGGGCGCAGCATATCCATATACATAGTTTGAAAGAACATGGATATTTGTACTGAGTGTTGAAATAGTAGACGGTAAGAACCCAAGTCCCGACCCAGTTGCTAGAGAATAATCAGATACAACAGTGAATGGATCCTTCCATATATACCCCCCTTGACCATTTGCTGTAAGAATACTTTCTGCGGGTACTGGAAGATTTGTTACTGGGTCGATTGTAAAAAGGCTCCGGAAGAGCAGCGAATTATTGCTGATTGAACGACTATTCAACGCAGACGGATCCATACTACCGATCAGATTCATTTTTAAGAGGTATCCTGAACACAACCCCTTCAAACAATGTTTATCTATTTAAAAAAATAAACCATAAACGGTAGTATGACAGGTGGAGGCGGCCTATTACAATTAGTAGCACAAGGAAAACAGGATGTCTTTCTTACAGGAAATCCTCAAATTACATGGTTTAAGATGGTATATAGGCGGTATACGAATTTTTCTATAGAATCGCAGGCTCTCTATTTTGATGGAACAGCTGACTTCGGAAAGCGTATTAGCTGTCTTGTTCCTCGTCGTGGAGATTTACTAGGCCCTATGATGTTAGAAGTCACTCTTCCTCAACTCTATCTGGCGGATGGAAAGAATCCGCCTACACCTGTATCATATTGTAATAGCATAGGACACGCTCTTATTAGCGAGATTAGTGTGGAAATTGGAGAGCAGGAAATTGATAAGCAGACAGGCGAATTTATGGAAATTTGGTCCAGATTAACAACACTTACTGATAAATCGAATGGATTTAATGATATGATTGGAAAGGTCGATGGATATTCGACGCCTAGTTTGAATGGACCTATCAAGCTCTATATCCCGCTTCGTTTCTGGTTCAATCGTAATCCTGGTCTCTATCTCCCTTTACTCGCACTTCAATATCACCCGATTCGCATTAATATTAAATTACGCCCGCTACAGGAGCTTTTTTATTGTGGATTCGGTACACAACTTGTTGAAAGTTGTAACACTGTCCAAGTAAAAGATGCTCACATTACGGAAATGCAATTGTGGGGTGATTATGTGTTTCTCGATGTTGAAGAGAGACGGCGCTTTGTTAGCTCTACACACGAATACCTAATTGAGCAAATTCAATATACTCCTGATATCTCCATCCCGTCTGGAAATACAACTGTAAATGTCCCGCTTGAATTCAATCATCCGTGTAAGGAATTCATCTGGGTTATCAAGCGCGATGTAATGTCGAAGTATCACGAATGGTTTAATTTCAGCAGTCTGGCCACAAATGAAGTAGGTACACGCACGGATCTTCTCTCTACGGACAGGACAACCGTTCTTCAGCTAGACGGACAGGACCGATTTGAGGCAAGAGATGCTGGCTATTTCCGTCTTGTTCAACCGTGGCAGCATCATTCTGTAGTTCCGGACGACTCCTTCATCTACTTATATAGTTTTGCTCTCCGCCCTGAAGACTCTCAGCCAAGTGGAGCGATGAACGCATCCCGTATCAATAGTATACTTCTAAGCATGGGTCTCGCACCTGATACACTCTTAACGCCAGACCGTGGAAATGCCACAGTTGTTGTATATGCTACCAACTATAATGTGTTGCGTGTAGTGAATGGTTTCGGTGGCGTTCTCTTTACGATTTAAACATGGGTAACGTCGTGACTTTATTTTAACGAAGCTATTGCTTCGTTAAAATAAATGTCAAACGACTATTAATCCGTCATATCTCTAATTTAACGAAGCTTTTTGAGCTTCGTTAAATTAGAGATACTACGGTAAATGTCCTACGACTAATTTGGTGTAAGACATTAGAGGTCTAAATCTTTTAGTATGGTCTAACTATAGTCTAGAAAAATTTGAACGCAGAATTCCCTTAAGAATCATTATAAAAAATGGAACAATATCGTGTACGCCAGCTGCTTTCTTTGATGGATTCGACTGCGCGCGCATCCCTTAAGAAGCTTCTTCCTAAGAAGCTTGTGATGCCAGATGCGGCAACAACGAAGTATCCAGCTGCTATTCTCTCGGTATTTCCTAAGGGCGAGTCATATTCACTCTTGGGGTGTATTGCTGAGGAACTTCTGCGTCTCCCTCCTGCGCAGATTACTATGACAGCTCTACATGATGCTATGATTAAGCTGTATCCAGAGTATACAGATGCTGACAAGGCAAAGGTTACTAAGTCAAAGACAACTCAGCCCTTTCTTGATCACATTGTAGCGACTCGTACAAAGTTAGATGTGGTTGTGAAGGGGGACTTGGTGTTTGATACGACTGTTTCATATGAAGCTGTAGAGGGCCATCCTGATGCGCAGACTGAGACTCAGCTGTTCGAGGTCAAGTTGACAGGTCTTTTGAAGAAGAATTGGGTTGACTTTCTATTCCAGGTGTTTGCGTATGCTGCACTTCATCCGCCAGCTACAGATGTGTATCTTGTTCTTCCTCTTCAGGATACTGTCTGGCATGCGCCTGTTAATACATGGACAGGTCGTACAGCTTATCGTGACTTTCTGAATAACCTTAGTAAGGCGCATCAGGAGCCAACTGCGGACGCATCTCCTATTCCTGGAATGCTTCTTCAAGCGTCTCACAATATTGGTTGCCATGTTCAGAAGCAGAAGACTGTAGCTGCTACACTGGCAGGTCTACAGCTGGTAAATGATAAGCCGTATCAGATGTTCCTAACCGGCCCACAGAACACCAAGCTGGTGATGAAGGATGAGGATGTAGCTGCAGCTGCAGCTGTTCAGCTGAACTCAGCTGTACGAATGTATGTTCACAGTCCCTATATTATCAATCTCTGTCATGAGCCTGGAACAAAGGAGGATTACGGTGTTGTCTGTCTTCAGAAGAATCTACAGTATGCAAATACGATGGGTTTGAAGGGGGTTGTTGTCCATGTGGGAAAGTCTACAGACATGCCTCTTCCTCTTGCTCTTGATTATATGCGAAAGAATCTTGTAAAGGCGATGGAAGCAGCTACAGATGCGTGTCCTATTCTTTTGGAGACTCCAGCTGGCCAGGGCTCTGAGACTCTTACAACCTATGATGAGTTTGTCAGCTTTGTACAATCGTTTAATTCGCCGCGACTCCGTATCTGTATTGATACCTGCCATGTATTCGCAACAGGTCAGAACCCTCTTGAGTACATTCAGAAGACAGTGACAGCTGATCCAACTCTTCTGAAGCTTGTTCACTTTAATGATTCGGCAACTCCATGTGGTTCATGCCTGGATCGCCATGCATTTATTGGAACAGGTAAGATTGGATATGCTGCGCTGAAGGAGATTGCTGATTATTGTATGGAGAGGAGTATTGCTATGTTGGTGGAGTGATTTAACTTCCTTCTTAACTTTTATTTGAGAATTTTAGACCTATGCTCATTTTAAATTAGCGTTTGTAGTAATTTTATATTTGGCTATATTAAGAGGATGTCAAATACTGATAAAACTTATGCAAATAGATATAAGATTTTAAGAGGGCGACTAATTTATAATTTTCATTTACAGAACCCGACGAAGCGACTTGAAGGACCGAGTACTCCAGCCTCAATTATTACAACTATGAATAATTTCAGGGCGGTAGGACCCTGTTGTTCCACATCTATTCCCGTCGTAATTGATAATGCACCAACAATTCCCGTCGTAATTGATAATGCACCAACAATTCTAGTGTATGATACAGATCAAGAATCCAGTTTTGATTGGGGTGGAAATACTTTTACTAGAAATACAGATTTGCCCAATTTTTCTTACACTGCTATTATAACATCTATCCCAGCAAGTACAGTCCCAGAACCTACTAATTTAACCAGTGCTACAATCGGAAATACAGTTACAAGTATTGGTGAAAATGCGTTCAGTTTTTGTATCGGATTGACATCTATAACAATTCCCAATTCAGTTACAAGTATTGGTAGTGGTGCGTTCAGTTTTTGTTTCGGATTGACGTCGATAACAATTGGAAATTCAGTTATAAGTATTGGTGATACTGCGTTCCGTGATTGTGCCTTATTGACATCTATAACAATTCCATCTTCGGTTACAAGTATTGGTACAGGTGCGTTCATTAGTTGTAGCAGTTTGGCATCTATAACAATTCCAAATTCAGTTACAAGTATTGGTGAATCTACGTTCGATAATTGTACCTCATTAGGAACTATAACAATTCCAAATTCGGTTACAAGTATTGGTAATAGTGCTTTCCATGGTTGTACTGCATTGACATCTATAACATTACCAACTAATGAATTCTTTACAAGTATTGGATACAGAACTTTCTTTGGTTGTACCTCATTAGGAACTATAACAATTCCCAATTCAGTTATAAGTATCGATGGTGAAGAGGCGTTCTCTGGTTGTACCGCATTAACATCTGTAACATTTGAACCAACTTCAACACTTACAAGTATTAGTAATTTTGTCTTCCAGACTTGTACCTCATTAGACACTATAACAATTCCAGATTCAGTTATAAGTATTGGTTATAGTACGTTCCAAGGTTGTACCTCATTAGGATCTATAACATTACCAACTAATGAATTATTTACAATTATTAGTGCTGGTTTGTTCCAGACTTGTACCTCATTAGACACTATAACAATTCCAGATTCAGTTATAAGTATTGGT